TGCCTGCGGCCCCGCCGTTGAAGATGGGCATCAGGGAGGCCCCGGACCGGCCGAAAAGCCGGACCGCGGCAGCCGACCGCTCGGCCTCGGTCGGGATCTCGGAGATCGCCTGGGCGATCGCCTGGAACCGATCGGAGGCCGACATCCCATTGAGCTGGTCGACCGACAGGCCGATCGCGTCAAACGCAGCCGCGGCCGTCTTCGAGCCTCCGGCCGCCTTCGCGAAGGCGACATCGGCCTTGGTAAGCGCGGCCCCGATCGTCTCCATCGAGATGCCCACCAGGGCTCCGGCGTTGGAGAGCCCGGCCAGCTCGGCGAACGTGAGGCCGAGCCGCTGGGCCATGAGGTTGGTGGAGTCGATGACTTCGGCCTGGGCCGCGCCCATGCCGATGAGCGAGCGGATCGCCTGGCTCGCCCCGCTGGCGATCGACCCGAAGAGCTGCGCGCCGGAGATTGCGGTCAGCGTGCCGAGCCCGGAGCGGAGGCCCTTTACGTCGGCCTCGAGCCTTTTCATCGACGAGGAGGCCTGGTTCACGCCAGCGGTTAGCCCGCTGGTCGATGCCGTGAAGACCGCCCGCACTTTGCCGATTGTGCTCGCCATGCTAGTTGCCCTGCTGCTGCTTTAACTGCTCCGCGAAGCCCGGGATCTTGGACAACTCCCGAAGCATCTCCTCTTCCGTCTGCGTTGGCCGACTGGGGTCATACGTCGGCAGGAACATCTCCTCGGCGTCTTCCTTGACCTTCGCCCCGTTGGCTGCCGCCAGACTCACCGCGAGCCGGGCCGTCCGACGCCAATCGTCACCGAACGGACAGACGCGGTAGAAGGCGATCCAGCGGGCGACCTGGCTAAGTGTGATCTCCTGTTTCCATTCCTCGACGTTCCAGATCTGATGCGCGAGGGCCAGCCGGTAGAGGAAGAGGTCGAGCATCCCCTCCCGGCTTCTTAGTTTCCCTCGAGCTCCTTTACCTCTTCCTCGGTGATCCGCATGAGCGCGATCCCGCGCTCCCAAATTCGTTGCAGGGCCGCGGCCGACTTCTCGCCCAGGGCCGTTACTTCGGCCTGGCTGAAAATCAGTTTGCCGCCCTCGTCGCACAGGAGCATCGACGCAAGCTTCGCCCGCCATACGCTCTTCGGCTTCGTGTTGTGCTCTTGGCAATACAGCTCCCAGGCGTCGCGGTCGTTCGCCGTCGGGCGACGGAGGAGGACGGTGTCGTTCCACTCCGGCACCTCGAGGCGGACGGGCTCGCCTAGGTCGGCGATTTTCAGGATGGCATCTTTGCTGGTCAGAGGCATAACTAGCTCCCGGTGAAGGCGAAGGTCGCGGACCCGCGTAGCAACTCGCCGACCGACGCTTCGACCTCGTAGCTTTCGAGGCAGGCCTCGCCGCTCATCGACCCGCCAGGGGTCGAGAAGGAGAGCGAGCCCTTTTGGCCGATGCTGGTCGGGGAGTAGGGCGGCATTCCCAACAGCCTGACCGTAACGGAGCCTGGTTCAATGCCCAGGCAATCGGCCTGTTTCCGGATTCGGCTATTGCTGCCGGAGCCGACCTTCGCGCTATTAGCGCTCGTGATGTCGGCCATAACGGCCGAGCCGCCGGAGCCGGTGACGCCGATCAAAGAGCCGATCGGAGAACCGGCAAACGATACGGTCGTTCCTTGCGAGAGTTGCGACACGTTAGCCTCCGGCCTGGAGGCCTACTCGCTGGGAATCGAGACGTAGGTCGCCGTGCCTTTGACCAACTCGCCGACCGCGTACTCGATCTCCGCTTCGGTGCATTTGAAGTCCTGCCCGGCGTAGGTGATCGTGTCGCCAGCGGTCGGCGGCGTCTCGGAGAGATAGGAGCAGGTGATCGTAGTCGTAACGCCGTTGACCGCCGCGGCCCCGGGATCGGGCAGGCCGTCGACGTAGACGCGATCGGAGCCGACCGCCAGGTCGAGCGTCGAGGCGTCGAGCTTGTTGGACGAGCTCGTCGGGTCGATGCCGGTCTTTGAAACCTTGACGTTAGTCAGGCCGGAAGGAAGGCCGGAAAATGTGGTTCCCTGTGCTGGCGTTGGCATGTGTCGCGATGCTCCCTGTTACGGTGCGGGCGGCTCTTTGTAGACGTAGGTTGCGGTTCCCTTGATGAAGTCGCCGACCGCGTACTCCGTCTCCACCTCCGAGCAGATCCAGCCGGTCGCTTCCGCGTTGCTGTTGACGGCGGGAGCCGTGCCGAAGAAGGCGACCGTAACCGTCTGCGTGATGCCGTCGGTGGCACCGGAGCCAGCGTCGACGAGCGGGGCCTCGGCGTAGACGCGAGTGTCGTCGGCCAGCGTGGTTACGTCGACCTTGTTCGACGAGCTCGACGGGTCGGCGGCGCTGGTCGAAACCTTTACGTTGGTGCATCCGGCGGGCAGCGTCAGGCCCGCGATGGTCGGCATGCCGGAGAGCGCCATACTCGTTACTCCTGCCAGCGGATTAGGTACGTCTGGGAAATGACGTACGTCGGTTTGTCGCGACCGTCGAAGTAGACGGGATCGCCGTCGGCCTCTTCGGTCAGCTCTACGTCGTCGATTGTGGAGCCCTCCGCGATGCCGCTGAAGTCGTTGACGGCCCCGCGCACCAGGTCGGCCAGGGCCTTTGCGTCGGTGTAACCGTCGGCGTAGATCTCCACCGCGAACGTGCCGACCGGAGCTCCGGCCGAGCCGTTAAGGTCGCGCTCGCGGGCCGTCGACGAGCGGGAGTAAAGGACGTAGGGCGGGGCCACCGTCTCCGGTGCCTGGAGCGGATAGGCCGCGCAGTCGGCGGCGTCTTCAATCGCACTTCGGAGCCATGCTTCCGGACTTGCCATGCGTCACCCCTGGTAGCCTTTGTTTTTGCCGCCCGCGACTTCCTTGGCGGCCTCGCCTAGGGCGAGGGCCATCTCTACAACTAGCCTCTTTGCAGCCTTCGGGCGGACCTCCGCCATCGACCTTTGCACCATGCGCCTGGGTTCAATGCCGCGGGAGGTGCCGAACTCAAGCCAGATCGCCTTTTTGCTTTCCGCGCCGTACTTGTATCCGAGCGTGCCGACGACGACGCCGTCCTTGTTCCGGCCGATGTATTTCGCCTTGGTCGTGGCGGCCCGCCGCAAAGCACCGCCCCGCACCTTCGCGAGCCTGCGGGAGCCGCTCGCCGCCGAAGATCGGACAACCCTGGTGGCTCCCTTCGGCGTGTTCTTCTTCAGGATCGGGACGCCTTCTTTGAGCGCCCGCTTCATGGCGGCCTGGAGATGCTTCTTCGCAATGTGCCGCGGCAGCTTGGCGTAGGACTGCATGAGCGCGCCAATCTCGCCTTCGACCGTCTTCCAGTTAAGGGAGATCATGTGGCTTGCTCCTCGACCGTGAGCTCGTGCTCTTCCCGGTGGCCCCGCTCGACGACGCTCGAGATGTAGAGAAGGCGATTGTCCCGCGAGACCCACCGCAGCCGGTGCTGGCCGGTGAGGCCCGGGTAGAAGCGGATCCGGACCGTCGCCGAGACTGTGCCGCCGATCTGCCCGCGGCGGTCCTGCTCCGAGTAGGAGAGGGCCTCGTAGGAGCCGCGGCGGCGGCCGATCTCGTTCCACTCCTGGACGCTCTCGCCGAGCGCGTTCCGCGTCTCGGTCGGGGCTTCGATCGCGAACGTCTCGCGGAGGAGTCCGGCGGGTAGTGGCATCACCAGCTCCCGTTAACGGATTCGCTCGCGAGGAGAACTTCGACGCCCATCGGCAACTCCCCGACCCCCTCGGTCGTCGTGGCCTCGCGGTGGGCGTAGAGGTGGCCGACGATCAAGAGCAGGGCGGAGCGGAGTTGCGGGGCGACTGCGGCGGCGGTCGCGTTGCCTGCCCAGTAGGTAACGACCACTTCGTCGGCGGGCCGCTCGTCGAGCTCGAGCTCGGCGGGCCGGGCGTCCTCCTCGAGCGTGTAGTCGCTGGCCGAAAGGGCCTCGCCGCCGACCGTGACGGAGAGCGGGTAGTCCTCGCCCGTGAGCAGTGGCGGATTGGGCAGCTCGAGGAACGTCGCCCCGGCGGACCACTTCGCCCGGTACTGCTGGGCGACGAGGGCGATCCCGAGCCGCTGCTCGATCAGTCGGCGGCCGGTGGCGATCAAGGCCGAGACGAGGGCGTCGTCGTCGGTCTGGTCGGCCATGAGCCGAAGGTGGGCCTTGGCTTCGGCCAGGCTGACCGGCTCGACCGTGGGCAGCGTAACGAGGCGGACCGTACGCGGTTTCATGCTCGCCTCCTAGCGTGTCTCGACTTTGGCCGTCGCGGCGACCGACCTCTCCGGATTGCTCGTCGGCAGCGACCGCTGCGCCTCGGCGACCGCCGTCCCGTTCCCGACCAGAAACTCCGCCAGGCCGGGGGTCGCCTGAATGACCGACCCCGCCCGATAACCGCGATAGGACTTCAGGAGGCGGAGGGTGTGCATAAATAGGGATGCCCCGGGGCGGCATCCCTGCCACCCCGGGGCGACCTAGGAGGACTGCTGGACTTAGTCGACGATGAGCTTCGCCACGAACGAGGCGTCGTGGTTGGCGATGCCGACCCGCTGCGTGCCGCGGAAGAGGACGCCGTCCTTCGCGAAGGCGGCATGCTCGCTCGCTGCGACCTGGAGACCGTTGGCCTTGTAGGCCACGGCGGTCGCCATCGAGAAGTCGCCGTAGAGGGCGAGCGTCCCTTCGGGCAGGCCGAGGCACTTGTAGACCGGCGAGCCCATGACGAGCGGGAGGACCCGGTCGCCGATGGTCGTCGACTGCGTGACGATGGAGGCCTTCATGATGTGAGCCCAACCGGCCGAGCTCACCACCCAGGCGGTATTCATCGCCCGGGCGTCCACCTTGCCGACAAGCTCGGCGAGGTCGACGCCGTCGTTGTCGACGCCAGCCGTCACGGTGTTGCCCGAGGAGACCTCGGAGACGAGGCCGTCGATGCCCTTACCGGCATCGCCTTGGAGCCACACGGTGTCGACCTTCTTCGCGATCGCCAGGCCGAAGCGGTTCGCCACGGTCTGCGCGAGGTTCACGACGGCGGCCGAGTCCTGGACGAGCTCGTTCGAGATCTCGATCGTGCGGCCCATCTTGTGCAGCAGGATTTCGACCTTGTCGGTCGTCATCTCGTCGCCCGTGATGGTCTCGAGCTCGTCGAACCACTGCGCCTCGATCTCGCCGATCTTCGGCACGACGATCGAGTTCGAGCTCGTCTGGTAGCCGCTGGCGAGCTGGAGGCCCACCGAGGCGTAGCCGAGAACGTCGATGAAGCCGTTGTAGAGCTCGGCCGAAACCAGCTCGGCACCCTTGCCGTCATAGGTCGGGCTCGTCTCGCCCATCGACCGCAGCTCGCCGCGGGCGAGGGCCTGGAGGAACCGGCCCGCGTTGGCGGCCGCTTCCACGCTGCCGAAGCCGCGGAGGCTCTGCGACTTGCCGGGCATCACATGCACGGCCGGGGCCTTCCGCTTCTCGGTGGCCTTCTCGACATCGGCCCGGCTGTCCGTCGCGAGCGCGGCCCGGAGGCCTTCGGACGCGGCGGCCCGCTTCGACTCGAGGGCGTGCTGCTTGTTGATCTCGGCGACGAGCTCTTCGCCGCGGGCGACGGCCTGGTCGAGGTTGCCGTTGATCGTCGCCGCTTCCGCATCGTCGGCGGGAGTCATGGCGCGGAGGGTGTCGATCTCGGTCGCGACCTTCGCGGCCTCATCCTGCAACTTGCGGAGAGCGATAGACATCGTGAACTTCCTTGTTCGAGGATCTGGGGGAACCGAACGCGAGACTATGGCGAGAGCGCGCCGCCGCTGAAGTTGCCGCGTACTAGCGGAGAACGCTTTTCGGACATTGCCCGTCTGGGCAGCCCTTGCCGCCCTTGCACTTGCAGCTAGCCGGGCAGGGGCAGGGGGTGCGGTGGCCGTCGCCGTGGACGATCACGCCCGTCCCTTTGCACTCGCCGCAGCATTTGCCCGGCGTCGGGGCCGGGGCCGGGGGAGCCGTGTCGATCGCCAGGGACGCGCGGGCCGCCGCGACCGCTGCCGCGGCCTTCGGGTGCTCGCGGCCGATGGCGGCCGGGTCGGCCGTCAGCCAGACGAGGAACGCGATGAACGCTTCCCACATGGCTACCATCCCTCCCCGTGGTTCACGACCTGGTAGCCGTCCTCGCCGACGGGCGGCGCGTGGACGAGATGCCGCTCCTCCTGGGCCGGGGGCTTCTCGGCGACGAGAGCGATCCAGAGAAACGACTTGGCGGCCCTGGCGATCCAGCGGAGGACCGGGCGGTCCGGGGCCGGGGGCGACGGGCTCGAGGAGCCGGAGGCGAAGTAGCCGACCGCGAACGCGGCGACGATGGCGAGCAGGGTCTTCCGGTCGATCGTCATTCGTCACCTCTCATCGAAAGCGTCTCCGGTGGAATGGGTGCGAGCCAGTTGCCGTTATGGATGTCGCGGTAGGCAAATCCGGCGACGCCGCCGATGGCCC